GTCTTTTATGCGTGTTGATTTTAGTGATGATGATTCACTTATTGCTGAGTTAATAAAAGCATCACAAAATGTTATAGAAACATACCTGAACAGATCAATTACAACTCAAACACTAAGTCTTTATTTAGACAGACTTCCTTTCTACAATGATATAAAATTACAAGAGGGGATATACACAGCTCCTGATTTAGAATACAATACAAATTTTATAGTATTACCAAAAGCACCAGTATCATCTGTTACACACGTAAAATATTATGATAATGATGATAATGCTTCTACTTTTGCAGCAACAAATTATTACGTAGATACAATTAGTCAACAAGCTAGAATTGTTTTAAAAACAGGTTCTAGTTGGCCTACAGTAGCAGAAACAAGAAATGCTAATGCTTATGAAATTAAATATGTAGCTGGTTATGGTGGAGCATCAGATGTACCTGAACCAATTGTTCAAGCAATAAAAGTATTAACTACACATCTTTATGAAAACAGAGAAGCTGTTACAAGTTTATCTGTAAACACAATACCTTATACAATAGGTGCCTTATTACAGCCATACAAAGTACAAAGATTAAACTCAATACTGGGAGGTTAATATGGGAAGTGTTTCACCAGTCGGTAAATTAAGAAACAAAATAACAATTCAAAACACAGCTTTATCTACAGATAATTATGGTGGTTATAGTACAGGTAGAACAACATATCTTACAGCTTTTGCACAAATAAAAGCTAAAACAGGTAAACAAACATTTAATGAACAATCAGGTGAACAAATAAGCAATCCTCAAGATTTTGAGTTTACAATAAGATATAGATCAGGAATATTAACATCTATGAGAATATTATTTGGTTCAAGAACATTTGACATAAAAAGCATAGAAGACGATAATGAATATAATAAATATATTAAATTAGTAGCAACAGAAAACGTAGGTACATAATGAAATTTACAGTAGGATTTACAGGAGTACAAAAAGCAGTTGAAGCTCTTGAAAAAGTAAAAGAAGATTTAGAAAAAGAAATGAAAGATGTTTTATTAGGTGGTGGTCAATTAATAAGAACAGAAGCTATAAGAAGTATTCAACAAGGTGCTAAAACAGGTAAAACATATAAAAAATATAATCCAACAAGAACACATAAAGCATCAGCACCTGGAGAAGCACCAGCTAGTGATACTGGGTTCTTAGTAAGTAATATTAGAGTTAAACCTGGAAAAGATGTTGTACAGGTAAGAAGCGAAGCATCATACAGTAAATTTTTAGAATATGGAACAAGTAAAATGTTACCTAGACCATTTATGTTTCCAGCTTCAGAAAAAAGCAAACCTAAAATAGCTGAGGTATTGTTTCAAAAGATAAAACAAAGTCTAGAAAAGTTTGGTAAATAATGAGTGATCATAGTAAAGAATTACAGAAAACAATTTTTGATAGTCTAAGTGGTGATAATAATTTAACAAGCACCTTAGGTGCAGCTGTATATGATTTTGTACCTGATTCTTCAGCTTTTCCTTATGTAAAGATAGGGGAAGAAACATCAATAGATAATGGAACAAAAACACTACAAGGTAATGAACATACTCTTGTCATTCATTCATTTTCAAGGTATAGAGGTAGTAAGCAAATAAAAGAGATTATGAGTAGAATTTACGCTCTGTTGCACGAGTCCTCTTTATCTGTTTCAGGAGCAAGTCTTGTTAATTTAAGATTTGAATTTTCTGATGTGATAAAGGAAAATGATGGATTAACATCACACGGATTACAGAGATTTAGAGCAGTAGTTTATGATAATTAAGATAAAAATATATAATAAGGAGAAATAAAATGGCAGTACAAAAAGGAAGTAGTTTTTTATTAAAAGACAATAGTGGTGGCTCTGCAGTTACTATAGGTGGATTAAGAAGTACATCTATGAGTATCAATGGAGAAATGGTTGATGTTACTAATAAAGACTCAGCAACATTTAGTGGATCATCAGGACACGATATAGGAAGAGCATTAGGTGGAAATATGGGTATAAGAAGTATGTCCATATCAGCAAGTGGAGTATTTACAGATTCAGCAGGAGAGAATAATTTAAGAGGTGCAGCATTTACAGGAAGTTCAGTCAATTACGATTTAGTTTTTGGCGATGGTTCAGATGTAAAAGGTGCTTTTATAGTTACATCTTACGAAAGAGCTGGTGAGTTTAATGGTGAAGAAACATATTCAGTTACATTAGAATCTAATGGTACAATAACTTACACTAACGCGTAATTATGATTGAATGGACAAATGGTTGGAAAGTGATAAACTTTGAATTAAATGGCGATCAACATCACGGATTTATAAAAGTAACTAAATTAAAATATATAGTTATTGAATGTAAAAAAGATGTTGATTGTCGTCCATTAGATAAATTAATCCTTAATGGTCACGATAATCTTATAGTGCAAAAATTAGTTACTTTTCAAAGTAAAGCAGAAATTCATTGTATAGAAGACAACAATGGAGAGTTGAAGAAATCAATAACAACAAAGAAAAAACTAAAGAAAGCATTAGGAGATGACAATGAACAAATACAAGGGTGAGATAAGTCGTAAGTTTGGTGATAAGGAAAGAGTATTCAGACTTACCTTTGACAACATAGTACAAATAGAACATAGAACAGGAAAGTCTGTAATGGATGTAGCAAGATCAATTGCAGAACAAAAATTCTCTCTAAGTGATATATCAGTTATTTTGCACGAGGGTCTATTAGGTGCAAAAGGTAAGTTTACACATATTGCAGTTGGTGATATGATAATGGAAACTGGTTTAACTACTTCTGCAGTTTATGCAGGAGAAGTTTTAGGTACAATCTTTGCTGGGGAAGACGAAGACTCCCCAAAAGCAGAGGTGGAGAATCAAGAAGCTATTACCCCATCCAAGACTATCTAGAGATTGGATTAGGATTCCTCCATATGACACCTGAAACCTTTTGGGGTTGTAGTGTTAAAGAATTTATGTCTGCTATGGAGGGCTACAGTATGAAAGTAAATAAAGGTAAAAAAGCTAAACCATTATTAAGGAATGAGTTAGAAGATTTAATGAGGAGATTCCCTGACTAATGGCAAATCAAGCAACAATAACAGTAGAACTAAGAAGCAAATCACAAGAATTTGAGAGAAAGTTTACTAGAGCTACAGAAACAGTTAAGAAAGGTACAGAAAAAGTATCAAAAGCAACTAAAAAAGCTGGAACTGCAGCAGGACAATTTCAAGATAAATTTAGAAGAGCTTCTCAATCAATAGCGGCAATACAAGGACCTTTAGGACCAGTAGCAGGTAGGCTTACTTCATTAGGTACTATTATTGGTAATGTTGGTTTGAAAGCGGCAGGAGTTACTTTAGCAATTGCCGCCTTAGTATTTGGTTTAGGTAAAATGGTTTCTGCAGGTGCTAAAGCAGAAAGACAATTTAAAAAATTAGAGGGTATATTAAAAGCAACTGGTGGTGCAGCAGGTTTAAGTTTATTAGAGATAGAAGAATTATCACAACAAATTGGAAAAGAAACATTAGCAAGTACACAAGAAATAAGAGATGCGGCAGGTGTATTATTAACTTTTAAATCAATTACAGGGAATACATTTAAAGAAGCATTGCAACTATCACAAGATTTAGCTGAAGTAGGTTTTGGTAGTGCTAAGAGTGCAGCAATGCAATTAGGTAAAGCATTAGAAGAACCTGAAATAGGTCTATCAGCATTAAGAAGAGTGGGTGTTTCATTTACAGAAAGTCAAAAAGAACAGATTAAAGTTTTAGATTTTACTGGCAAAAAAATGGAATCACAAGCTATTATGTTAAAAGCACTTAACGAACAAGTTGGTGGTGCAGGTGTTAATGCAGCAGATGGTTTAGCTGGTGCTTTAGATACACTTAATGAAGAATTTACAATATTTTTAGAAAACAACGCATTAACTAGAGTAGCTCTTTCTATAATTACAGGATTAATGAAAGGATTAAATAAAGTATTTGGTACTTTTGAAGGACATATTAAAAGTTTAAATGAACAAGGTTTAAAAGAAGAATTAGAAAAAATAGATAAAAGTTTAGCCATAATGAACAAGACTTTAACAGAGTCTGTTATGATGGCAGAAGATGAAGCAAATTTAATAAAAGAAATCTCAAAAGCCGAAGAAAGACGAGCTATAATTGTAGGAAGATTAGAAAAAGAACAAGCAAGTAAAAATAGGACAACAGCTGCTGCTAATGCTTTAGCAGAACAACAATCAGGTTTAGAAAAATTACAACTAGATCAACAAAAGAAAAGAGAACTGTCTGCAAAAAGAGAAATACAAGATTTAGGTAAAACAGAATTACAATTAAGAAAACTTGCTATGGCAAGAAAGATAGAAGATGCACTATTAGCTAAAAAGATTACAGATCAAGCAGTAATAAATACAGCAATACAACAAGCATCAGAAAATATAGATTTATTAGCAACAAGAACACAAAGATTTAATGAAATACAAAGAGCTGTAGATAGTGTAGCCGATGGTGTAGCTAAAACATTTGAAACAACTGGTAATAAGATATTTGATGCTTTTGCTAGAGGTGAAATGGGTGCTTTAAATTTTAAAGATATTTTAAGAGAAGTATTTATAGATTTACAAAAAATGTTATTCCAAGTGTTAGTAATGGATAGAATAACACAAGCTATTAAAAAGGGAATGTCAGGTAGTGGTGGTCTTTCAGGTTTAATTGGAAGTTTATTTATAAAAGGTGGAGCTACAACTGCTACAGAGGGTAGTCACGCATCAGGTGGAACTATTCAAGCTAACAGACCATCATTAGTTGGTGAAAGAGGACCTGAGTTATTTGTTCCTGGAAGCGCTGGTGTAATTAAGAATAATGCAGATACAAGATCAATGATGGGTGGAGGTGGAGGAGGTGTTAATATAACACAGAACTTAAATTTTGCTTTAGGTGTAACAAACACAGTAAGATCAGAAATAGCAAATATGTTGCCAACTATCCAACAATCAACTATATCAGCAGTAGCAGATGCTAAATTGAGAGGTGGTAAATTTGCAAAAGCATTCGGAGGATAATTATGGCAGTATTTACACCATCATACCCATTAACATTTCCAACTGTTGTTGGGGTACAGACACAAAGATTTTCTTTAGTTAGAACTGTAGCAGTATCTACCAGTCCATTTACAGGTCAAGATCAAATTGTTCAACACGAGGGTGAATATTGGACAACTCAAATTAAATTTCCACCAATGCTAACAGTAAACGCATCAGTTGTATTAGCTTTCCTTTTACAATTAAGAGGTAGAAGAGGTACTTTTAGTATAGGTGATCAAGACAGAAAAACCATACAAGGAACAGCCACAGGGACTGTCAGAGTCAATGGAGCAAGTCAAGTGGGTAATCAGGTAGCTTTAGATGGTTTTACAGCTAGTAGAGCAAATGTATTTAAAGCTGGTGATTATATACAGATAGGTTCTTATATGTATATGGTAACTGCTGATGTAAGTGCTAATGGTTCAGGTGAAGCAGATGTTAAAATAGAACCAGCATTAAGACAAGGTATAGAAACAATAGCTAATGATGCTACTGTTACATACACAAATGCAAAAACAATAATGAGATTAGATAATAACGAAACTGGTTGGGATACAGACCAAGTAAGTAAATATGGAATATCATTATCAGCTACTGAGGCATTATAATGAACTTTGCAGAATTATTTAAAAAAAATTTTATATTTATACCAGTAGTTGCTTCAATAGTAGTTGGGGGATTTACTTCAGTAAAATACGTTTTAAATTTAACAACAACTATTAATGAAAGTAAAGTTACTATTATAAAACTAGAAAGCGAATTAAATGTAGCACAAAAAGAATTAACAGATATGAATACTAGATTATCATCAGCAGAAGCTACTTGGCAAATGGCAGAGAACTTATACAGACAGTTAGCTGACCAAGTGCGTGAACACTCATATGATATTAAGGATTTAAACAGATAGGATTTATGGTAAATGAAATACTTAGAAAATTATATAATTGCATTTTTACTAGCAACTATAATTATAGCTGGATTAACAAATAATGCTTCAGCAAGAAATGAATATCTAAATGAGTATGGTGTAAGATGTGGAGAATTTGAGGTGAGTACAGAAAGACGTGATACTAATTATAACTATAGTGACAGTAATACACACGAAGATGAATACCTTAGATTTACCTATAGAAAATATTTAGGCACAGATTGTAAAACATCAAAAGAAAATGTTGCTATTAAACAACAATTAGAATTGATGAAAATGTGTGGTAGAGTTAATAACAATCCCACATTAAAACATAATCCTGAATTTTATTTATTAGTTAAAAAATGTACAGGTATTGCTCCCACAAGCATAGATAATAGACCTAAAGATGCAAAAAGCCATTGGGATTCTATGAAAGACCAGTACAAAAAAGAAAACCCTAATATTAAAATGATGGGTGATAATAATATTATGAAGAAACCATCTAAATCTTATGATATACCCTTACCTGAATGAGCTTAAAATTTAGAAAATTAATTGTTAAAATGCGTATGTGGTATGCTGATATAAGAGGTCATCACGGAAAAAGATGGGATTATGAACCTGGAGATCATTATATGGGTATGAATAAAAGTAAAAAGAAAAACATACATTAGAACGATTCTAAAGTAGAACATAAAGGTTAAAATGAAAGTAAGTGATAATACTAATATACAATTACCATTAAGAAATTTAATATCTATTATTGCTGGTGTTGCAGTTGCTGTATGGGCATACTTTGGAATTATAGAAAGATTAAATACTATTGAAACAAATGGTAAGTTAATGATTTCTGATGTTGATAAAAATACAGAATTTAGAATTAAATGGCCACGAGGTGAGATGGGAAGTCTTCCAGCAGATAGTGAGCAGTTTTTGTTAATAGAAGATATGATAGTTGATATTGAAAAACTTACAACAAGAATAGATGAAATGATGAACAATAAAGTTAATATAGAAAGATTAATAAAAGATGTAGATAAAATTGCAGAATCATTAGAAAAATTAAAAGATAAAGTTAGAGCAAATGGGAGTTATAAATAATGGAAGAGGTAGTAGTAGCTTTGATAATGATGTTAAATGGTTCTATGATTGAGCATACTTATAAAGAAAAAATGAGTGACTGTTTACGTTCAAAGAGAATTGCAGAAAGGCAAGTACGACCTGAAAGAGTACAATTTTCTTGTAAAAAAGTAAAAGCTATTACAGAAATATATCAAGGTAGAAAAAAAATATTAAGTATAAAGGACTAAGATGGCTAGAGGTATAACAACAGCTTTTAATAATGCAATTGTTAGTCAAGTTGTAAGACCATTTTTAGCTTGTGAATTAGAATTTAGTACAGGTACATTAAGATTTTGGAATGGTTATGGAGATTTAACTATGACTGCTGGTGGTTCATCTAATACCTTTACAGGTTTAGGTGATTTAATGAACGTAAGTGCTGTTTCAGAAAGCGATCAAGTAGAAGCTATTGGTGCAACATTAGGATTAACAGGTATTAAATCCAGTTTAATATCAGCAGCACTTTCTGCAAATTACACTAATAGGAATGCTAGTATATTTTTTGGTTTGTTTGATACAAGTAAATCTGTAATTGCTGATGTATATACCTTGTTTAAAGGTAAGATGGATATAATGAAAATTGATGAGGGACCTGAAACAGCAACTATTCAATTAAGTTTAGAAAATAGATTAATAGTTTTAGATAGAGCAAAAGAAAGAAGATACACTCACGAAGATCAACAATTAAGTTTTAGTGGTGATTTAGGTTTAGAGTTTGTACCTGACTTACAAGATAAAGAAATAATTTGGGGTAAGAAAGGATCATAATGAGAATAGAAAACTGGGATACAAAGTTATCAGATTATATACAAAAACAACAATTAGTTAAATTTAGAAGAGGTAAAACAGATTGTGTTAATTTTGTTATTGGTGCTATTGAAACAATTACAGGAAAGATTGTATTTGAACAGGAATACAATTCATTAAAAGATGCTAAAAAAATAATACAAGAATTAAATAAAAAAGACTTATTAGATATAGCTAAAGATATTGCTAAAGAAAATAATTTTGAGTCTATAGGTTGTGTATATGCACAAAGAGGTGATGTTGTGTTTCTTAAAACAGAAGAAGAGCTAGGTGGAACATTAGGTGTATGTATTGGACAGAAAAGTATTTTTAGAGCAAAAGCAGGTGTAGAAACAAGAAATACTACTACTTGTGATTATGCTTGGAGGATTGAGTAATGGGAAGTAAAACAGTAAAAACAGCATTAGTAATTGGTGCAGTTGCTACAGGATTTGCAGCAATACCTGCAATAGGTGCTTCAGGTGCCGCTATGAGTGTTGGTGGTGCTATAGGACTTTCAGGAACAACAGCAGGTTTAGTTGGTACTTTTATAATATCAGCAGGTTCACAATTAGTATTAGGTGCTGTAAATAAAAAATTAGCACCTGATATAGATATACCTGAAATAGGCACAAACTTACAACAAGGTACAATGGTTACAGCAAAGTCAGGTGTAGCCCCACAAAGAGTTATATATGGCAAAACAAGAGTTGGTGGAACTATGGTTTATGCTGAAGCTACAGGAACTACTAATGAATTTTTACATATAATTATTACAGTTGCTGGTCACGAAATAAATAATATTACAAAAGTATTTTTTAATGAAGATGAAGTACCATTAACACAAGATGGTTCTGATTCTAATGGTATTGGTAGATTTTTTCCATCAAGTGGTAATCAGTATGAGGGTAAAGCTAGAATTAAAAAACATTTAGGAGCTGATGCACAAGTTGCAGATGCTGATTTAGTAAGTGATATTTCACAATGGACTACTAATCACAGATTAAGAGGTATAGCTTATGTTTATGTAAGATTAAATTTTGATAAAGATGTTTACACAAATGGTGTTCCAAATATTACGTTTGAAGTAGAGGGTAGAAAGGTAGTTGACCCTAGAGATAGCTCAACAGCTTTTTCTACAAATCCAGCATTATGTATTAGAGATTATTTATTAAATGAAAGATTTGGTCTAGAAGCAGATGCTGCTGAAATAAATGATACAAACTTTGCAGCAATAGCAAATACTTGCGATGAAAATGTAACTATTGCTAATCCATCAGGTACAGAAAAAAGATTTAGTATGAATGGTACGTTTAACTTAGATAAAGCACCTAAAACTATTATAGAAAATATGCTTTCTTCCATAGCAGGTCATTTAATATATTCTAATGGTCAATTTAAACTTAGACCAGCAGTATATGAATCACCTAGTGTAACCCTAGATGAAGAACATATAAGAAGTGGTATTACATTAAATACAAGAATATCTAAAAAAGAATTATTTAATGCTGTAAAAGGACTGTATTCAGAACCTGACAATAATTATCAACCACAAGATTATCCAGTATTAACAAACTCTTCTTTTGAAACAGAAGATAATTCAGAAAGAATATTTGGTGAGTTTAATTTTCCAATGACAACTTCTTCTCATACTGTTCAAAGATTAGCTAAGATACAGTTATTAAAAGCAAGACAACAAATTAGTTTTACAGCTACATTTAATTTAAAAGCATTCCAATTAGATATTGGAGATACAGTACAAATTACAAATACTAGATTGGGATTTTCAAATAAAACTTTTGAGATTACAAACTGGGCATTTGGAATGGGTGGAGGTAATGATGCTCCAGTACCAACTGTTTCGTGTGAGTTTAGAGAAACTGCTAGTGCTGTATATGATTTTACAACAAGTGATTATTCAACTGTATCAAGTGGTAAAGCAACAAACTTACCTACTGCAACTACTGTAGCACCACCACAAGCAGTAACATTAACTGATGAATTAGTAGCTTATAATGATGGTACTGTAATTGTAAAATTAGTAATAGAACTAACTGCTCCAACAGATAACTTTACTGATATATTTGAAGTAGAAGTTAAACAAGATACAGATGCTGATGGTACTGCATTAAGTCCTGCTGATACTTTTAAATTAATTGGTAGAGGTGCTAGAACTAAATATGAGTTTTTAAATGTAATTGATAAAGCTACATATTCAGTAAGAGCAAGAGGTGTAAATATTTTTGGTGTAAATTCATCATCTATTACTGGAAGTAGAACTATTATAGGACAGATAGCACCACCTGCAGATGTAGAAAACTTTGCTTGTAATATAGTTGGAAAAGAAGCTCATTTAAGTTTTGACCCTGTACCTGATTTAGATTTATCTCATTATAGAATTAATTATAGTCCAGTTACAAGTGGTGCTGAATGGCAAAACTCAATTGTATTAGTAAAAAAATTATCAAGACCTGGTACTTCAATTGTAGTACCAGCAAAAACAGGTACATATCTAATAAAAGCTGTAGATAAACTTGGAAACGTATCTATTAATGCAAGTGAGGTAGTAACACAAATAACAACAATAGGTGATTTTACAGATTTAATTACTAATAATCAAAATCCTGATTTTACAGGAACAACAAGTGATACTGTAATATCATATTTAGAAGATGGTTCTAGAGCTATTGTATTGAAAGGAAATCAACTTTTTGATGATGTTTCAGGTAATTTTGATTCTATAACTTCAACATTATTTGATGGTGGTTCAAATGCTACAGTCAAATCATCAGGTACTTATGCTTTTTCAGATACAATAGATGCTGGTGCAATTTTAACAACTCAAATTACAGCTACATTAGCACAACAGGTAACAGATAGAGCTAGGATTTTTGATTTTGTAACAGGTGATTTTGATGATCAACCATCAAACTTTGATGGAGATGCTAATACCCAGTGTTCTTCTGAACTTCAAATATCTGTTTCAAATGATAATTCTACTTATTCAACATTTCAAGATTTTACCATTGGTGATTATACAGGTAGATATTTTAAATTTAGAGTATTACTAACATCAGATAATGGAACTGCTACACCTATAGTAACAGCAGTTGGTGTAGTTTTAAGATTAGAATCATTTATAAATTCAGAAAATGATATAGCTTCAGGAACAGGTACAAAAGCAGTAACTTATCCTAAAGCATTTAGATTAGTAAATAATATTGCTATAACTTTATCTGTACAAAATATGTCTTCAGGTGATAAGTATGCAATAAGTAATAAATCAACAACTGGATTTGAAATTGCTTTTCAAAATAGTGGAGGTTCAGGAGTTTCAAGAACATTTGATTATCAGGCAAAAGGAGTATAATATGATGTTGATTAAAAATACAACTGATGGTATAGGATAGAATATGGCAACACACGATTACGTTATAGCGAATCAGGGCTTTCCTGCATTTAGAACAGATTTAAACAATGCACTTGCTGCAATTGTATCAAATAACTCCAATGGTTCATCACCAAGTACAACCTATGCTTATCAAATGTGGTATGACACAGGAACTAATATTTGGAAAATGCGTAATTCTGATAATGATGCTTGGATAAATTTAGCTACATTTAATCAGACCAATGACACAGTAAATTTTACTGACTCTTCAACAACAATTGCAGGTATATCTACTTCAGCTTCTGCTACAGTTTTAACATTAGCAGATGGATCAGTAGCTATAAATCCAGCAGGTTTTGTTTCAGTTGGTGGTGCAGCTACACAAGGTGGAGAAATAAGATTTTTAGAAGATACTGATGCAGGTTCGAATTATACTGCTTTAAAAGCAGGTACAATATCTTCAAATGTAACTTTTACTCTACCAATAGCAGATGGTAGCTCAGGTCAATTTTTAAAAACTGATGGTAGTGGTACTTTAGCTTTTGCAACAGCTAGTACAGGTGCAGCAGGTTCAAATACACAAGTACAATATAATAATTCAGGTTCTTTTGCAGGTGATGCTGATTTTGTATGGAGTGCTGGTACTGGTTTAATAATTAATTCACAAAAAGAATTAAGATTAACTGATGCTGATGATAGTGCTTATGTAGGTATAAAATCTCACGCAACAGTTTCAGGTTCATATACACTTACAATGCCTGCAGCAACTGGTTCAGCAAATCAAATATTAGTTACTGATGGTTCAGGTAATTTATCTTTTACAGATAATTCAGGTGGTACTGCTTGGGCAGCTGTTAAAACAAGCAACTATACAGCTTCAGCAGGAGAAGGTGTTTTTGCTAACACTACAAGTGGTGCATTTACAGTAACTTTACCAGCTTCACCATCTTTAGGTGATGAAGTTTCAATAGTAGATTATGCAGGAACTTTTGATACAAATAATTTAACAGTAGGGAGAAACTCACAAAAAATAGAAGGGTCGGCAGCAGACTTAACTGTCAGTATAGAAAGAGCAGGTTTTACATTAGTATTTACAGATTCAACTCAAGGTTGGCTATTAAAGGATAAATAAACTATGGCTACTATAACGATAGCAGTTACTGTATCCAATCCAGGATCAGGCAATAAGTATTATTTAGATGGAGTATTACAATATACTTATATAGCTACTCCAGGAAACACTTATAAATTTGATCAATCAGATAATAGTAATAGTGGACACCCTTTAAGATTATCAACTACAAGTAATGGTTCACACAATTCAGGTTCAGAATATACAACAGGAGTAACAACTTCAGGAACACCTGGAAGTGCAGGTGCTTACACTCAAATAGAAGTTACAGCTACAACAGTACAGGCATTATATTATTATTGTACAGCACACTCAGGAATGGGTGGTTCTTTTAATGTAGGTAATTCATCTACTTTAGGATTAAAAGAAATGTCAGGTTTTCCTATACAGAATTTAACAACAGACCCAGTACCTTATGCACAAGCATTGGCTGATAATCCTTATGCAGGAGCTTGGGGATCTGGTGGTTCTTTAAATACAGCTAGAAATAATTTAGCATCTATGGGAGTTAATGCTGAAAATGTATTAGCTGTTAGTGGTGAAACATCTACTAATGTCACAAACGTTGAACAATATAACGGAAGCTCTTGGACTGAAATAGCAGAGGTAAATGATGCGAGAAGAGGTGTAAGAGGTTTTGGAACATATACTTCTGGTATTATAGCAGGTGGTTTTGATCCACCTTATTCTAATGCCGTTGAGTCTTGGAATGGTTCATCGTGGACTGAAGTAGCAGAATTAAGTGTAGCAAAAGCTGGAATGGGATCGTCAGGTTCTTCAATTACTGCAGGTTTAATTTTTGGTGGAGAAAGTCCAAGTGCATTAGCAACGAATGAATCTTGGAATGGTTCTTCTTGGACAGAATTAGCAGACTTAAATACTGCAAGAAAAGAACTTGCTGGAGCAGGTAACTCACAAACTGCAGCAATAGCTATGGGAGGAACATCTCCAAACAGAAATGAAGTTGAACAATGGAACGGTTCAGCGTGGACTGAAGTATCAGAATTAGTTACAGGAACCGCACAACAAGCTGCAAGTGGAACATCTACTTCAACTTTAATGTACGGTGGAGATACTCCAAGCAGTCCAGGTGTGACTACAAACACACAATATTGGGACGGTTCTAGTTGGACAGAAGTTAATGATTTATCAACAGCAAGATATAAACTTGGAGGTTCAGGAGCTAGTAATATCACCGCTTTAGCTTTTGGTGGTTTAAATGCTTCTGATTCTGTGCAAAGTGCAACAGAAGAATGGTCTTTCTCAGGTTTACCACCAGCAACACCTGCAGCAAATTACTCAGACGCAATCGTTGGACAAATGTATTACAATTCAACATCAGGAAGTTTTAAAGCAATTAAAGAAGGAGTTGGAGCATGGGCATCAGGTGGAAATTTAGATACCCCAGCATCAAATACTGCTGGAGCAGGAACGCAAACTGCAGCTATAAACTTTGGCGGAAGAAATCCACCAAACACTGCATTAACTCGATCTGCTCAATATAATGGAACAAGTTGGACAACTACTCCTTCACTTGGATCAGGTAGATATAGTATGTGTGGTTTTGGAACAAGCACATCGTCAATAGGAGCAGGAGGATATAAAACTGGTGGTTCAGGGACAATAAATAATACGGAATATTACAATGGTTCTTCATGGAGTGAAATAGCTGAGATAGGTACAGCAAGATATACAGGGGCAGCTGCAGGAACTTATACAAGTGGTCTTATTTTTGGTGGACAGTATTATCCACCTACATCAGTTAAAGCAAACACAGAAACTTGGAACGGATCAAGTTGGACAGAAGTCAATGATTTAAATACAGGTAGGGGTAATCTAGGTGGAACAGGAACTTCAACAAGTGCTTTGGCTTTTGCTGGACCAGTCCCTATCGGAGGTATTACAGAATCTTGGGATGGAACTTCATGGACTGAAGTAGCAGACTTAAATACAGCTCGAGCAACAGGTGGAGCTAGTGGAACCTCATCTTTATCTGCATTGTATATTGGAGGAGCTGAACCAGGAAATTCAGCTAAAACAGAATCTTGGAATGGTACAAGCTGGACAGAAGTAGCTGATCTTGGAACAGCAAGAGAAGTTATAAGAGAGGGTGCAGGAACAGCCTCAGCAGGACTAGCTGTTGGAGGACTATCTGCTGGGACTAATGCAACAGAAGAATTTACTAAGCCAGATTTTGAAATAAAAACTTTAACAACTACTTAATATGATTTATAAACAATCAAAAGGAGGAAACTATGGCATATAAATATTGTACAGCAACAAACTGGGGAAAAAACTTTTTTACACACGAAGAAAGAAAACAGTTTTACCTAGCAGGACATCCTGGAAATGTTTGGGTTATAGCAGATAATATATTTGGAGATCAATGGATTGAAAAAGTTTCAGGTGCTATTAAAAGCAAATCTGAAGCACAAGCTATTGTAACTGCAGAAATAGAAACTGCACAAGCAACATACGATGCACTGTCTGCAGAAAAACAAGAATTACAATCTAGACCAGTATTATATAACTTACCATAAGGAATATAATTAATGGCTTCATATAAAACTATAAAAGGATTTAAAGTACAGACTTTAGCAAGCGATACATCTGCGTCTGTAGCATCCACAGGTTCTTGGTCTGCTGGTGGAAGTATGAACACAGCTCGAGATTATGTTGGTGGAGCTGCAGCTGATAAAGACTCTGCTTTAATTTTTGGTGGCAGTGCATATAACGTTGAACAATATGACGGATCATCTTGGACAGAAAAAACTGAAATGAATTGTCCAAATGCTGTCAACTATGCTAGATCATCAATGGGAACTGCTACCGCTTGCATAGCTGCAGGAGGAAGTGCAAGCTATTCAAATCTTGTTGAGCAGTGGGACGGAAGCTCTTGGACGGAAATTGCTGAATTAAATACAGGAAGAGGTTTTGGTTCTGCTAGTCCAATAGGAACAGTGACTGCTGGATTGGTCGTAGGAGGTTTATATGCAAGTCCTGGACAAGCTACCGCAAATAGTGAATTATGGAATGGATCGGCTTGGACTGAAACTAACAATTTAAATACTGCAAGATCATATGATGCTGGGCTTGGAACATCTACTTCTGCTATGGTATGTGCTGGACAAGCTGGACCTCCTGGTTTTACTGTAGCAAACAATGCGGAAACTTGGGACGGATCATCATGGACTGAAGTGGCAGAGGTTAATACTGCGAGAGCTAGAGGTGTAGCTGCTGGTGAAAGTAGCACATCTGCATTATTTTATTCAGGAGCTACAGGACCAAGCACAGGGAAAGTTGAAACAGAATTTTGGGATGGATCAAGCTGGACGGAAGTAGCAGATTTAGCCACAGCTAGAATGAGAGGCGGCGGAGGAGGAACAGCTGCAACAGCTATTATGGCTGCTGGAAGACACCCTGCACCTGCAACGGCTGCAACAGAAGAGTGGTCAACAACACCCGCATCAGATTTCACAAAAATTAATCTAGGACAAGTTTATTACAACTCAGGATCAAATGCTTTTAAAGTTACACAACAATCAACACCAACAGGTACATGGTCAGCAGGTGGTGATTTAAGTAGAGGTGTTGCTTATGGTATGCAAGGAGCAGGAGCATCTAATAATGCTGCGATTGCAACAGGAGGACAAGATACACCTTCTAATACTGTAAACGGCAAGTCGGAACAATACAATGGAACTTCGTGGACAGAAGTTGCAGATTTAAATTTAGCTAGAAGTGCAGCAGCAGGAGCAGTTGCTTCCCCCTATTCAAATACTTTATATTTTTCTGGTGGTTCTGGTCCTTTACCAAGTTGGTCAGCCACTACTGAGGCTTGGGATAATAGTTCTTGGACTGAAGTAGGAGATTTAAACTCAGCTAGAAATGGTGCTGGTGGAGCAGGTTCTTCTAATACATCAGCTTTATGTATGAGTGGTGAAATTCCAAATAATACACAAACTGTAAACGTAGAAGAATATAATGGTTCAAGTTGGACAGAAACAGCAAACGTAAATGATGCAAGAAGATATGGTGTAGGTTTAGGTACAGCTACTGCTGGACTTTATGTAGGCGGTGATAATGATCCTGGTTATGCAACAACAAACGAATTATGGAACGGAAGTTCTTGGACTGAAGTAGGTGATATGAATACAGCAAGATCACTATTTGGAACAGGAGGAACAACTACATTAGGTTTAGCTTTTGGAGGTAGAACACCTAGTAAAACAGCAAATACAGAAACTTGGAATGGTACTTCGTGGACTGAAATAGCAAACTTAGCTACAGCTAGAAGTGATACTAATTCAGGTGGAGGTTCGGGTTTTTCTAGTCTTTTTGCAGGTGGTTACACAGCAACAGCATCAGTAGCATCAACAGAAGAATTTACAGCAGCATCATCAAACAAAACAATAACGGTAAGTTAATATGGCAAAATTAAAAAATAAAAAAGGAACTAAAATACAATTTATAGATGATGATCCAGTTGAAAATGTTGGTTCTTGGTCAAGTGGAGGAAATCTTAATACTGCAAGATATGCTCAAGGTCTTGGAACACAAACTGCAGCACAAGCTGTATCAGGAGCAGGAACACCTGCACCTGCTAGTGTTGAACAATATAATGGTAGTAGTTGGACAGAAATAGCTGATGTTAACACAGGCAGAGCTTATGGTGGTGCGTGTGGTACAACAACTGCAGGACTTTATGCAGGTGGTGGACCATCATCAGGTTTAGGAAATACAGAAGAATATAATGGATCAGCTTGGGCTGAACAAAATGATTTAAATACAGCAAGAACTTATACTCAAGGTGATGGAGTACAAACTGCAATGTTTTTAGTTGGTGGTTATGCCTCATCTTCAGATCAAGCTATTGTTGAAAATTATAATGGAACTTCTTGGAGTGAAACTACTGATATTAATACAGCTAGAAGAAATGGAAATGATGTAGGTAGTACAACAGCAAATTTAATTATAGGAGGTAAAACTTCAAGTAATGTAGCTATATGCGAACTTTGGAATGGTTCAAGTTGGACAGAGGTTGGTGATTTAAATTTAGCAAGAGCACAACTTGGTGCAGCAGGAACAAGCTCTTTAGCTGTAGCTTATGGAGGAGCAACTGGTCCTACATCAGGTTCTTATACACAAACAGAACAATGGAATGGTACTTCATGGACAGAAGTAAATGAAATGGCAACTGCAAGACAGGCAGGATCAGCTTCAGGTGCATCACAAACATCTGCTTTATATGCAGGAGGAACTACAGATGGTGGTTCAACACAAGTAGCAAACACTGAAGAGTGGTCTTTTCCACCACCAACAGCATCAATTTTACAAGAGGGTTTAATGTGGTTTAATTCTTCTTCATCAAATTTAAAAGGTTATGGAAAAGAGGGTGGTATTCTAACATCAAGTTTCTCTTCAGGTGGTTCTTTAAATACATCTAGAGGATATATGGCAGGTTGTGGATCTCAAACTGCTGGCTCAGTGTTTGGCGGATCACCGTATGGATCTCCACCAAAAGCAGAATTACACGAACAATACGATGGCTCATCTTGGACTGAAACAACTGATAGTAACACTGCACACTCAGCTGGATCGTCATCTACAAAAGGAACACAAACTGCTGTAATAATTTTTAGTGGTGGACCTCCATCTACTGGTACTTATACTGAATCTTGGAATGGTTCTAGTTGGACTGAAGTTAATAATTTAAACACAAGTAGAAATAATGGACCAGCTGGTTTTGGAGTTCAAACTTCTGCAATTTGTTGTGGTGGAAATAATCCTCCATTAACAACAACAGAGTCTTGGGACGGAACGTCATGGACTGCTGTTAATAGTATGAATGGAGGTCGTAGAAATTTTGCAGGTTGTGGACCTGAAACTGCAGGAATAGTTGCTGCAGGTCAAGGACCTGGAGGAACAGTTAATAGTTCAGAAACTTGGGATGGAACCTCTTGGACTGAAACTAATAATCTTAACTCTGCTAGAAGAGGTAATACAATGTTTGGAAATAATTCTTCTAGTGCGTTTTGTACTGGAGGTGGATCTTCTGCAAATAATGAATTTTGGAACGGTTCTTCGTGGACTGAATTAAATAATTTATCTACAGGTAGAAATGATTCAGGTGCAGGTGGATCATCAGTAGCTGGATTTGTAGCAGGTGGACCACAAAGCGGAGGTTCTGCTACAGAAGAGTGGACAGCAACTGCAGCAGTTGTTAAAGTAACAACTTCTTAATACTTGACAGTTATCTTAAAATAGGTATTTTAACTTCATCTTTATGTCAAAAGAAAAACGTAATATAGCTACTAAGCTAGAAACAGAGTCAAAATACCTAACTAACATATTAGATAAGAACGATGTTAAGGAATTTAAAAAGCTAATTCCTGAATTACAGGATACTTGGCATAAGAAACAAATGTTTAGAACAGAAACAGAAATGAGATTTTCTGTGTTGTCTGATAACAAATATCCAACTAAAGCTGCAAAGTATTGGCAATCAGTAAGAGAACAAAACACACACTTTGAAAACTTGGTTCATTTAAGTTTTGATGCTAGAAAAAACGAAGTAGAGATTAAAAAATTACAAAGAGATATTAAAAAAGAAAAAGACCCATTAGAAGCAGAACTAAAACAAATAGAGTTAGAAGAAAAACTTTATGCAAAAGCACAAATGGAACTTGTTGCTAAACATAGAATGAGAGAAGTAGCTACATGGTCTAAACTTAAAAAAGAGTTTGACGATAATAACTTTGACAAAGCAGATGTTAATACCCACCAAGCACACTCTTATATGTTAAGATTACAACATCAAAAGAATACGATTACACCTGGAACTTCTCAACCTGAAGTATTTAACGTGTTAGGACAAATAGATACACTTGAAAGAGTAATAAGGGATAAAGAACTTGCACCAGCAAAGGAAAAGAAAAAACTTAAAAAGTAAAATATTTTTTCTTGCAGGTTTACCTCGAGCAGGAAATACTATACTTACATCTATTTTAAATCAAAACCCTGATATATGCTGTACTCCCAATTCAATTACTCTTGAAATATATAAAGATTTATTTTTACTAAAACAAACAGATGTTTTTATGAATTACCCTGATCATAAATCATTAGATAATGTTTTAGATTCTGTATTTGATAGTTATTATAAAGATTGGAATTATAAATATATTATAGATAGAAACCCAGCAGGCACAGTTGGTAATTTATTTTTACTTAAAAAACATTTCAAACAAAAAATAAAAATAATATTTTTAGTAAGACCTATACTAGAAGTATTGGCTTCATGGATTGATTGGGCAAATAAAACACCTAATAATTATTTAAGAAAATTAGGCACACCCATACAGGCATGCCATAAACTTATGAATCCTGATGGTCAAATAGTAAAACAATTAAATTGTAGAGATAACTTATTAAAACCTGAATACAAAAATTATGTGCATTTTGTTAATTATAATGAGATTATAGATAAACCAAAACAAACTATTGAAAGTATATACAAATTCTTAGGCATACCAAAATTTAAACATAGATTTAAAAACTTTAAACAAGTAAAAGTAAATGGTTTAAAATATGATGATACTATATTTGGTAAAGGTATGCACACAATTAAAACCAAAGAATTAACAAAAACCAAAAGAGATATTAAAAACATACTACCAAAAGAAATAATAGATCAATATGGAAAAATTTAATTCATATAAAATATTAGTTTTTGGACTGCCAGGATCAGGAAAAACTACTTTTGCTAGACAGTTGGCTAAAAATATTGCATATTTTAATGCTGATAATGTAAGAAAAATGTTTAATGATTGGGATTTTTCCGTTGAGGGTAGATTGCGTCAAGCAGAAAGAATGTACTGTTTAACAAATTTAGTAGATGGTTCTTCTGTTACAGATTTTATATGTCCATATAATGATAATAGACAAGATTATGATATTACTGTATGGATAAATACAATAAATAAAGGTAGATTTGATGACACAAATAAAATTTTTGAAAAACCTGATTATTGTACTTATGAAATAAAAAATTATAATTACGATAATATAATAAAAGAAATAAAAAATAAATTATGAAGTTCGACTTTGTTTATTTAGGTCAAACAGTTTTAAAATATGAAGTACCATTAGAGGTATTCGTACACCTTAACGAAATTTATGAAAAACAAAAAAAGCAATTACCTAAAGCAAACAAACAATTAGTAGGAAAAATACAAGATGAAGTGTCTTTATTCTATAGTGGACCAAATAATGATA